CACAATGCTAGGGACTGTATGGATGACATTGGATGCCAGGAGCTCTATGGAAATGAATCAGTCTCAGTGACTGGTAAGACTGGTTCATTTGGGGTTAATATGTACAGAACTGACAACTTTTTCTAAGAGTGTATTAAGAAATGATCCCTCTTATTATCGTTGGTTCCCTCGCTACTCTTGTAGCCTATACTTACTTTGGACCCAATCTCATTTCATCTGAAAAGGCCAAGGAATATATCAAATCTGGAAAGATTAGGGTGGTCATAGATGCCCGCACAGCGATGGAATACCGCACTGGTCACTACCCACGAGCCATACACATCCCAGTGAATAAAATCAATAAAAAAACAACGTCCGAACTTCCCAAAGAGGGTTTACTCGTCTACTGCAATACTGGACAACGAGCCAGATTTGCGGCAGAGAAATTGGAAAACTTGGGTTTTAAAAATGTGTACTACATCGCTGGGCTCTATTCTACTTTGTTAAATTAATAAGTCTATCAAGTCTCGGTTTTTCTCGATTTATAAACACTAAGACTTCGATTGGGTCTCTCGACAACTCAACAGAACCATGTGTATTTAATGGGTGCACATATTGAACACGAATCAAATCTACTATAACCTGTTTTTGACCCGAAGCCTGACTATAGTGAACAGCCAACGCAGCCGCATCCTTCTTAGTTTCTTTTGGTAAGAAATCTCCATCATAAGAAACTACGACATGTGAACCCGGCCACCCCTTGACATGAAGCCACCAATTCGCCGCATGACTCGACTCAGTGAGTTCATAATTCTCCTTGGCATTTGTACCAACTCTAATAGTAATTCCATCCAGGGATTCATACGTCTTCATATGTGAATATATTCTGTAATCTTTATATAAAATGCACGTCATCCTAAGACCCAGTCCCTCGGTCACCCACCGGTACAGAGTGACTTTGCCATGTAAAAGGTCGATAGATTTTGGAAAAAATGGGGTTGACTACTATGTGGATCATGGAAATCCCCGTATAATGAGGGCACAACTTCTTAGGAAGGGGGCGATCCTACCCAAGGAGGTGCGAATTGAGAGGGATCCCTATGAAATTCACAGAGGTATGTTGAAAGTTAAGGAAAGTACTATGGAAGATTGGGATACCTACCTTTCTCAAGATTTTTGGGAGCGTTGGTTACTCATGTCATACCCAGATATGCATAAATCCAAGCTTTGGATGGCGACACAGGAGGGTGTACTCTTCATGCCTGTCCCAGAAGATTTCTGGTTCTGCTCTAAACACCCGTAGACCCAAAGCCACCCTCACCCCGGAAAGTTTCTTGGAGGAGACCAATCTCCTCAATGGGTGGGGTCTCACACCTCTCTAGGACCAACTGTGCGACGCGGTCACCCTTCTTCACTTCAAAATCGGCATCCCCCATATTGAAGATGACAACGGAAATTTCACCTGTATAGTCTGGATCGATGACACCGGCACCAATTTGAATGCCATGTTTTACAGCCAACCCAGACCTTGGAGCAACCCGACCATATACCCCTGTGGGGAGTGATACCGCGATGCCCGTGGAGATGAGCCCTCTTTTACCCTTTGCGATAACACCATCACAATTGCTATAGAGATCGTAGCCAACAGCACCATCAGAACCTCGAGTAGGAAGAATAGAATCATATCCAAGCTTTTTGACCCCGAGGGACATTATACATCCTTAAGGCGTTTATTCTTTAAGGCACGATAGGTCAACGCACATATTCCACAACTGAAAATATTGAAAAAGAGTTGACAGGTCATTACATGTATTCTCACATATAGATTTTTATCATCATATAAGAACCATACAATTAAAGACATCAAACTTTCATACCAAACACGGAAGAATATATTTGTAAATAGATATATTTCCCGAATGGTTTGATTTCTTGGAAATATGTGTTTGAGTACCAACATAGATGTATCAATTTCGACCAGCCCCAAATATGCGGTAAGGTAGGCTTCTTCGGGGGCATACAGAGGTCTTATGGCGTAAATTAAAGCCATGATATGGTGTAGTATAATCAGTTTACGAAACGACTGTATAATCTCGGGTTGTATGTAAATCCATACAAGTTCGTAGGACATATAAAATGTTAAGGCGTGGGTGAGAAACATTGGATACACCACGTAGTCTAAAAATATCTCTGAAACACATAGAGTTGAAAATGGTATCAGAAAACAAGCGGATGTAATATTGTGGACATCCATTCTATATAAGTTTTGAACATTTTTAAATATGGATTTTTTTCATATTTAAAAATGCACTCAAAGGGTTTCGAACCCCTGACCTCAAGCTTACTAAGCTTGCGCTCTACCACTGAGCTATGAGTGCGATATGCTGAGAGTGGGGTTCGAACCCACGCGACTTACGCCAGATGTTCTTAAGACACCCCCCTTAGACCACTCGGGCATCTCAGCTTCCCTCCCTCCCACTGAGTAGTATACTCCTTAAATCTTTAAGCACTTCGGTGTGTGTTCATATGACGCCCTTTTCTCGAGTGTAGCCAAATCTTTCTTAACCTTCTTCTCGAGACCGGAGCACCCATGTTTCTCTAGATGAAGACAGCGTGGACAAAAACTTCCACTACAGTGCTTACATTCTATGGGCACCCCACATTTCTTCTTACACAGTTGACAGGGCATATACTATAACTGGGATAAAGATTTTAAGTATATTACAGCTAGTATATGCTGACTCTTGCTATCGCGAAACCTACCCGCCTACCAATCACAAACCGCTCTATTCCCGAATATGAGAAACTCAAGACCAGTCTAAAGAACTCTACGGCTGGTTATGGTGCGGCTCTATCTACGTCATACTTTATTACACAGGGAGCGGATGTTGGGGTTTCCGCAACCCTTGGTGCTGTGGCGTCCTACACCTACATGAACCTTCTGTCAGATCATGTAGACAACATAGAGAGGTCGACATTTCAGAAGCAGATGTTTGTGCCAGTGAGCACCGCTGCCTTTGAAATGGCGTGGAATAATGCACCATTTGCGTTTGATTTTGATTATGGAGCTACATTCGTAGGATTTTTGGCCTACAAGTTTGCCCTAACTTCTGTTTTATACGAGGTAATCCGAGATATGATTATTAGAGACACAATTGACGAAGATTTGTGAGTTTATTTCCGTGTGTAGCGTCGATTTCGTCGCCTTTGGTTTGCACGTTTTCGTTTGCGTATGGTGCGCAGTTCGTCAGTTGCTTCCATTATTTCTTTCCATATCCATATCTTACGTTGCACGTCGGGGCAGAGCGGGGCGGTAGCTTGTAAAAATGCGAATTTGACAGCGTCGCTCATTTTCAACTTGAACTTGATTTTATAAATTTTTATTAAAAACTTAGGTTGCTAATTACTTCATCTCCCCAAACTGCAGAAAGTTGTCGATCTTGCGTCCGATGCTCTTGCCAATGCCAGCGACTTTGTTGGAACCCTTGGCAAGTTCCTCACCCGAGGTTACCTCGAAGTCGAGGTTCTTGATAGCTTGGGCAGCCTTCTTGTAGGCAGCCTTCTTGTGAACGTCCGACTCTCGGGCAGCCACCTCACCGAGGGCATCGAAGATGCACTCATTGGTCGTAGGAGGCTTCTTCTTGAGTTCCTCGAGTCTTGAAATTATCCCAGTCTCGAGAAACTCATCAATCTTCTTGGCGATGCTCTTGCCGATGCCAGCGACCTTGGTCTCCCCCTTGGCGAGAGATGCGCCATCCACGATGGTGTAGGGAATGTTGTCGACAGCCTCGGCAGCCTTCCAGTACGCCTTGCTCTTGAAATCATCCTTCTCAAGGTCAGAGAGTTTCCGGAGGGCATTGACGATCGCGGCGTTCCGAGAGATGTGGAAGTCATCCTCATCGTCGGACTCCTCATCGTCGGATTCCTCATCAGACTCCTCGTCCTCGGTGCTCGCAATAGACTCCTCGTCAGACTCGTAGTCCTCATCCAACTCCTCCTCAAGGTCTTCGATCACCGCCTTTAGGCGGAAAATCTCAATCCTGTAGTCAGCGGCGTCATCATTGAGTTCGTCGCGAACCGCGCGGAGGAGCTTGTTCTCGTTCTCGAGCTTGGCAATGTAGGCGGAAATGGTAGTAGCGTTCATGGTGTTTCGAAAGTGAATGTTTTTACATTGAGGTGGACTCACTTAGGTGTTTAAAATTATCTTTTTTAAATATAGTAATGTCTGGTTCCGGAGCTGTCACCAGATTGATCGCTTTAGGTGCACAAGACGTACACATAACCGGAAATCCTGAGATAAGCTTTTTCAACTCGACTCATAAGAGGCACACGAATTTTTCACTCTTTCAGGAGCAACAGACGATCAATGGAAATCCATATGCGGGTAACACGTCTACCATCACACTTCGTCGTTCAGGTGACCTGTTGAACTATTGTTTTATGACCATAGAAGAAAATGAAACGGCCAAATTGATCGATGATTGGTCAAACGTAATCGAAGAAGCTGAATTATATATAGGCGATCAGCTCATAGATAAACAGTCTTCAGAATTTACTGAAGAAATCGCCATCGATTTGTTCGCTTCGTCATTTGCCAAGTCGTATCAGGCTTCTTTACATGGTGGGTTGGGTTCTGAATCCTACTTTTATCCGTTCCGTTGGTTTTTCTGTGAAAATTGGGGATACAGTTTACCCATTGTGGCCTTACAGTATAGTGACGTTCGAATCAAAATCAAGTGGAGTTCCAATTTGAATGCAAATTACAAACCAAAATTTTTCGCCACGTACGTCGCTCTAGACACAGAGGAACGTTTACGAATCGCCCAGCCCACAGAGCGTGTGATGCTCATTCAACAAGTCCAGAAAACAGAACCCTCGAACGACATCGTTCA